GACGAACTGCCCCGTTTGATGTCAAAGAACGGTAGTCCTTCCAGCAATGGATTTCATTGCTGGTTGTTGGGGTGCGAGCAATCGCATCTCAGAGCTAGGCGTCAGCATCAAGTTTGCCACCTTGGTGCTGGCGTCGAAGCTTTACTCCGGGTTTGCGCCCCGGGGGGCCAGGGGGCTTGACGAGCTAGGCGGCCGTGCCGCGTCTACCCTTGCGGACACAAGTGGGAGCGCCATAGATGTAGGTATCTATCGTGCGTTGACCAATTGCCTCAAGAGGGAGGTGCCGGCCGGTCGGTGGCCTGTGTGGCCTGGCGTGGTTATATACGGTGTATACTGTGTGTACTCGCCAGAAAGCCCCATGACCGCTCAACGGATCATAAGGTCCCTCCATCAGATCTTCTCGCCGGCGGTGTGGAGTCCAATGCGGAACGCGAGACTCGCGGCCCAGCAGTGGACACACTGCCTGGTGGCATCAGATTGGTATGGTGAGGGAAATGACCTGTGCGCCGTTGAGGTGCGTGATTGGTGGAGGGAATGTGCCAGGAAGGCACTGTGGTGGATGTCGGACAGGGACTTCGAATACTGGTTTGGCCAAAATTTTAAAGGCGGACGAGTGTTGAGGTACTCTGATGGATTGCTAGTTCATGTGGCTGAGTGCGTGAAGTTCTGCAAATTCGAAAACCCCAGGTGTATTCCGGGGATTGACGATGACATGTTGCGGAACTACATGCGTAAAGTCATTGAGCGGTATATCCAGGGTAAAACCCCGACAGTGGACGGCATTCCGGTGCTCCGCCCCGAGCTGAACAATCGGCTTGATCTGCTGCTTAGGTTGGCATGTAACGCGTACCACGTGAAAACTGAGTACGATGCATTCGACCGAGTACATGTGGGTCAGGCCTACTAGGTCAGCCCGGCCGTGGTGCACGGCTTCACGACAAGGGTGAAAACTGTGTGTTGTGAGGGGATTGCCGTGACTGACGGCCGTGGCAAAAAGATATCACGCACCCGTAGGAGCGTGCAATTAGCCGCGGTTAACAGCTGTAATATAGTAGGAAACCACAATCATAATTTACCCAACGCACTGAGGGCAGTGAAGGAGCGTATATTTACAGTAAAGGAGGGCGATAATCTCGTTCCGCCCCCGCTCCCCGCCCCGGGAAGTTTTGTTACGATGGGCAGGTTTATGTCCAAGGTGGCTGATGCAGTTGGCCCACGCTGG